TTTATTCCTAAATTAGCTGAAGACGCTTTATATGCGTATATTTTATATAACTTAGCTAAGGTTAGACCAGCCGCTGCTCAGCTTGCCGCTTTATATAAAAAAGAGGCTAGTGCTAAGCTAAGAAATGCAAAAATAAGATTAAGTAATTATAATCTAAAAGAGCTTTCTCAAGTACTAAGAGGAAAAGCTAAATGGATTAAACATTAAAATTAAATGGCAGAAAGCAAAAGAACGTTTCAGGCCGCTCGGATGAACAAAGATATTGAGGAAAAAATATTAAAGCCGGGCGAATATAGAGACGCACTTAATGTTAGTGTAGATTTTTCAGAAGATGGAAATATTGGCGCTATTGAAAATTTAAAAGGTAATGAACTTTTAGCCGGACAAGATATTTTAGGGCTAAGCTCTTCGTCTAATCCAAATGCTAAAGTAATAGGAAGTATTCCACACCCTGAAGAAGAAAAAATATACTTTTTTGTTACAGGTGATAAAATGGACGGTATATTTGAATATGACTTAACGGCTTCTTCAAATCAAACAAAACCTATAATTCTTGATAGTACTATAAAGTCTGTTGTAGAAGAAACTACATTGACTTTTTCTCAGGTAGGAGTAGCAGCAACTGTAGCACAAGACGGAACAATTAGTCTAAGCAGAACATTATCAGGAACTCAAGTTTATTCTAACACTCAAGATTTTGATCCAAACGTTAGTGGATCTCCTATATCTAAAAATATAACAGCAAGGGTTCCTGTACCGGAAGGTTACAAAAATGCAGGTAAGCTACTTGTTGGTACTGTAACAGCTTCACAGCCTAGCATAGGAGCTCCAGAGGTTATTACGCAAAGAATAATTAAAAAAGGTATAACAACCGCTACATTATCTGGTTCATTAACTAATGATAGTGTTAATGTAACATCACAAGGCTTTTACTATGGATTTAAAACAGCTACTAATACTGAGTTAACTATTTCAGAATTAGAAAGTGGAGGCACCGGAATAACTAGATTTACAGTTACAAATTCTGACGTCAGAAATAATTTTATAAATGATATAACAGGATTAACGGCAGATAAGTTAGTAAGTTATGCGGCTTTTGCTGTAAACTCTGCAGGTACAACCAATGGAAACGTAAGAAGTTTTACCACGGAAGCATCAGCTCCTGTTAACAGAATAAGTGGGACTGAGTATGTTATTGTACCAGCTATAGGTGATATTACCACTGGAAACGCTTCAGATGAAGTGGTAGATAGAAATTTAGGATATGGAAGTTTTTTTAAATCTAGCGGCGATTGTTATTTAAATATAGCAGCTCCATCTAGCGATGGATTGAGAGCAAACGCAACTATTACAACATCTTTAAATACTAGCCTTTCTGGATTTTCGTCGACACCGTCTGGTTTAACTTTTGCAGCACAATATGATGCTGGTTCTAATTCTCAAACTGCATCAATATATGTAGATAATTTTGCTGCTGATACAAGCTACGAAATAACTGTTCCGTCTATAACAGGTATTCAGCCTAAGACTATAAGAATAAATAAAGGCACCCCCTCGGGTACTTATTTTACATCAACACTGAGTTTAAGTTTAACAGGAGTGCACGTTGCTAATGCTGATATATCTTCTTATGAGTATAATCACAACACTTCAATTGCTCCTAATGCAACCTATATACTGGGTCCTGTTTTATCAGGTGAAAAAGTACAATGCATAATTCCTCTAAATGATTCAACTTCTGTAATTACTTCTACTGGGGCAACTTCATTTGCTAGTTCATTTAACTCTTCAAATTTATCTGTAACAGTTACAGGAAAAACCGAGGGAGTTGATTTTGATTATTATATTGAAGATACATCTACTTCAGTTTTCGGTACAGTTCCTGGAATAATATTTGAAGGTACGCCTTCATCACTTGGAAGTACTCCTACTGTTAATATAACATATACTACATAATGGCGGAAATAATTTTATATCCTGGAAACGAAATAAACTCAAAAACTATTTTTGAAGCGCCTACTAATATAAAAATAGATTCTATAAAAAATAAATATATATTAGATTTAAATTTTAAAGAAGACGACGCTATTAACGTAGGCGAAACAATATATATAAAAAATAGTATTTCAATTGATAACTTAGAAATTATAAATGGTATTAGGCAAAACGATGGTTCCGTTATAGTACAATACACAGAAATATAAGTATGGCAAGTAATATATTACAATTTGATCCAACACGTTTAATAACAGCTATTAATATAGTAGATGATATGTTGTTTTATTCAGATGGTGTTACAGAACCTAAAAAAATTAATATAAAGAAATTTAGAGGCGACGACACTACTGGTGAATTTTCAAACGTAAATGTTGATCATTCTTCTGGTATAACATATATATATGGTAGACGTTTTCAAGAAAGAGATATAACTGTTATAAAAGGCAAAGGAAGTTTAAAAAAGTCTCTTGAAGTATCTCCAGCTCCTAAGCCAATAGGTATTAGAAGAGACGACGTTAACCTTTCGGATATACCTAATAAAATTATTGAAATAGTAACCGATTCTCCTCAAGAAAGTCCGGAAAGAGGAAAAGCTGTTATTTCAGCAACTGAAAATGACCTAAATAGAATTACCATTAATAGCCAGCTAAAATGGGGAGGTGGGAGACTTCGAGACGCTGGATTTGTATGGACGCAGAATGCTGATAGCGCAAGCGCTTTACAAGAAAGTATAACAAGTACGGTAACAGGTAATAACTTAGTTAGATCTACTATAAATAGTAATGAAAGTGGGTACGCTAATATTTCCTTAGTTATAGACAAAAATAATACTACCTCGCCTTTTTATAATAGTACTATTGTGGCAGGCCCGTTATATGCTATTGCATGGGGGCAGCTTTATAGCCAAGAAAAAGGAGAAAGCTATTTTCAAAGCGAAATACTTGACATAGAGATTATTGATCCTTCTGTTTCTACAACAGCTCCAACCGGTCTTATTACTTTAGGAGAAAAAAATATAGGAGGTGGTATATTCGAGTTTTGTGCAAGGTATGATACAAACGGAGGAAAGTCTCTTAGTAAAATAGGTTTTTTAGTTTCTGAGGGATTGATTAATGAAAATGATCCTGCACCTACGGTTCAAGATTTATTAAATAGCGGATATGATATACCAGCTGAACAAAGAGAATCAGAAATTTATGTTAAAGAAAAGCCTGTTCCTGGCAAAACTTATTATTATGTCCCTTACATAGAAAATGAAAACGGTAGAATATATGGAGATGGATTAACAGAATCTTCTACTGTAATAAAAAAATATAGAGAGCCCGGTGTAGCTGAACCAAATGTATCAACCAAAACGGTTAAGCAAGTTTCTTTAGACTCTGGAGACACTAATTTTTCAAATACTAATTCTAAATTATTTTTAGAAGGATCTTTTAATGGTAATAAACAAAATAGAGTTCAATTACACCCTAATTCTAATATAACAGAATTTGGTTTTTATTTTTCAAAAAGTAATACGACCAGCTTAAACGATTTAACAAATAAAACTTTTGATGTAGGAAGCACAACATCTACCGATGGCCAAGTGTTTAAAGTTCCTGTTTCAAGTCCAGATTTAGAAAATGGAGGATTACACAAATTAGATATTTCTGATTTAATTACTTTAGAACCAGAAGAACAAGTATTTTACGCAGCATATATTAAACATACAGGCGGAGAAACTGTTGGTGCTCCTATTTCTTATTTTAATCCAAGAGTAGCTACGGTTCCTGTATTTAGTATAATTGACTCTGTTTGGGATTTAAAACCTGATACTGTTAATAGCAACGGCATGAGTCCTATAAATGTTGGTTATAACATTGATGTAACTGAGTTTCCACCTAGTAAAACTATAAAAGATATAGGTATTTATGTTTCTAGACCAGCTACACAAAATGAAATAATGCTAAGTAAAAATGGAAGGTGGTCATATGTTAATGAGGTAATTAATCTAAACAATTCTCAAACAAATTCGGTTAATCAGTCAGGATTAACTTTTACAGCTAATGGTGGCCATGCAAGCATAGGAAGATATACTACAACTTCTCCTATAGAAATTCAAGCTATGACGGCTGAGCATTACAAGTTTTTATTAAAAAAAGGAATAAAGCCTTTAAATGAAGACTGGGCAGCTGTAGCTTATATAGTTGATAGTGACGGAGACACGCATTATAGTAAGGTTTTTAATTATGATTCAGATGCTTCTAATATAGATTCAAATTTAATTAAACCTATTTTAGGAGCTCCAAAGGTGGAAACAGGAAAAACAGAAGACTTATTAGATACTACTGTAACATTAAAAGGTGTTTTGCCAAATACAGGAAAAAATATTTCAGAAATAGGTTTCTATGTATCAACAACTCCGCCTCCTGCTTTAGATACTATAGACTCAGAAATACCAGGTAATTTATCTGACGGAAGAAATCCTCATTTAGATTCTTGGATTAGTGGCGCTACTCAGCACGCTTCAAGTACCACTACTACTACAGCGAATAATCATTTAAACCAAGTTTTTGGATTTAATACTACTCCTAATATTGAATTTGAAGCTGATATAACAGGATTACCAGCAAATACTACACATTATTATGTAGCTTATGTTAAACCTGTTCAAACCAGTAATTCAGAAAATGATATTATATATGAAGGTGATGAAACAATAAATGACATTATAAATTCTAATCATTACGGAGAAATTGGAAGTTTTACAACAACAGAAACAGTAAGTTCTGTAGCAACAGACCCTATTTTGAAAATTTTTCCTATTGTTCCAGCTTTAGCACTTACCAAAACAGGATTTGCAGCTAATTATTATGCAACGCCTAATAGTGACAACAATATAATTAATAATATAGGCTTATACGTAAAGCCTGCTAGTTTATTTCCAGCATCAGGTACAGATAGTTCTGCACAATCAACTAATGCTGCAACAATGTTAGACCCTTCTAATAGACTGCAATTTACTGGCCCAGAATGGGCACTTGGGTATACAGTAAGAGGGTTTGGTTTAAACAGTAGCACAATTTCCGCTACAGGCATAGATACTGTTGAGTATTACGCGGCCATTTTTGCAGATGTTTTATTATCAAATGGCACTACTCAAACTTTTGTTTCTGATTATATATCTGTAGACAATTCTGTTAATGCTACAACAGGTGGTTCTGCAGGAGCGGTTGCTGCAATTCCTGAGCTTAACTTTTTTACAATAGGACCTGTAGACTACACAAAATTTGAATTAAATCCTTTTGTTGATCAATCAGTAGTTCAAGAAACTAATAGAATAGGAGCAAATTTTAAATTTGAAAGAGTACCTAATAGCACAGCAGCCCCCGCACCAGAAATAGACAAAGCGGGATTTCTATTAATACATCCTCCTATATCTAAGCCAACTAGTGTGAGTGATTTTGTTTCAGTACATAGTGATTCATCTAATGCCTCTAATGTTTCTACAATAGAATCTACAGGGGATATTACGCGTTTATCTAATGGGTTAGAAGGTCATTTTTCTGGTTATGTTCCGTTTTTTGAAAATTTTCCTAGCTCTTATGTGGGTAATACTTATTACATCGTTGCTTTTATAAGATATAAAGAAACACAAGAAATAAAGTATAGCGATAAAATTGAAGAGCTATTTATTCATGACCCT